ATATCCAAATCTCGTTCAGACAACCAGCGAGGTTTGTAATGCGTCGTCTTCACACCGGTCGCAATGTGAATCGGGACGTCCTCCTCAACGCAACGAACACAGAACGACAGATCTTCGGACAGTGGCACGTCCTCATCAGGGAGAGCGATGTGCCCGTAATAGTTCCCGCCGTTGCGGTCACGGATCTTCTCGAACACTGAGCGGTGAATGACGACCGCCGCCGACCCGGTAGCGTCACACTTCACGAGAGCGTCACGCTGATAGTGCATGTTCGGAACGAACCCGGTCGTGCCGTCCGGGTTCTTCGCCCAGTTAAAGATCGTCGGTTTCGGCATCGTCGCCGAACCGTTGTAACCATCATCATGCACTTCATGGTTGATGAAACACAGCGCACCGACCACGGGACGCTCTACCGGGTCGGCGTGAACCATCAGATCATCGACGATCGACGGTTCGAAACCCATGTCCGTGTCAATCCAGAACAGCCAGTCGAGTTCGTCCTGCTCGAGCAGGATGTCGACGGCCTTGTTGCGTGCTTGGACGAGTCCCCCGGTTCCGTAGCGGATCGGGAGTTTCGCTCCGAAGTGTTCCGACTGCACGAAATGGAACGCGAGTCCCATCATGGACTCGTGCCACGAGTAGGCGACCGTTTCGCCGGAGTGAACGTAAGCGAGAAGAACTCGACGTCCGGTCACGCCTTCTTCGCTACCCGCTTCGTGGTGCGAGTTTCGCCTGGGGCAGCGGTCGCCTGCTCGATCGTGGCGTGAACGAGAACCGGCTGATCGTTGAACAGGTCGGGGCGTGACTTCACGAACGGATCGGATGCGTCCCAGATGTCGTCGACGGCGAGCTGTAGTCGCATCCCGTTGTCGTAGACGGTTGCGGTCGTGTTTGCGAACTTGTATGCCATAGCGGTTCGTTTCCTTGAGCGGTGAAAGGGGAGCGGGTGCTCTGGCCGACCCGCCCGCTCGACGGGTCGGCCAGAGCTCTCCTGATGGGGATCAGGTGGTGATGTTCTTCAACACCCGGAAGGCGTTCTGGACCGACTTGTCGGCACCGACCCGGGCGTAGGCGTACCAGCCCCTGGTGCCGTTCGGCCGGTTGTTGCCGGTCGAGGTCAGGTGCGGGACGAGTTCGACGGACATGCCGACACGCTGAGCGACGACGTACTTCGAGAAGTCGCCGACTGCGAGGATCTTGGCGGCGTCGGTCCCGGCCCAGGTCGGCGCCCAGTCCGACAGGACGACCGGGCGACCGTTCAGCAGCGAGATGCCGCCGGCGGTCTGGTCGACCGTGAATCGGGAGGTGGCCGTGCCGGAACCGAACGAACGGATCTCGTTCTCGACGTCGACGTTCATGAACCACGTCGCACGGGATCGGAACTTCTCGCCGAGTGCCGCCCACACCTTGTCGATGTCGGCTGCGCCGAACGTGTTGTCCGTCGTCACGTCCACGGTCGTCGTGGTCGTGATGAACACACCCCACGGCTGATCCGATCCGGTACCGGTCGCCAGCTTCTCGGCGAGCAGATCCTGATACCCCTCGGAGAGAAGCATCGACATCTCGGAAGCGAAGCCGGGGTAGTCCTGTTCGATCTCGATCGAGTACGGGATGAGCGCCTGCGCCTTGTGAGCGGTGACGGTCGGCTGAGCGAACGTCGATGCGTCGTCGGACACTTCGGCCGATTCGGCGTCGAACGACCAGGCGGTGTGACCCGCCGAGACGCCCTTCCAGACGTTGTTCGTGATCGGCTGGATGTTCATGTACGGGAGGATGTTCAACAGTCCGGTTCCGTCGGTGGTCAGGACGGTCGGGTCGATCAGGACCGGGATGCCAAAGCCGCCGGCGGTGGTCGTGGTCGACATCGCACGGAACTCGGCGTCTGCGCGCCGCTCGTCCTCCGTCATGAGATGCGGGACGCCGGCCATGCCCTTCTGGAACGCCGACCGGTATTCGGGACGTTCCGACACGACGAGCTGTCGGGCGACGAGCGCCCCGTCGAAGTTCTCGGAGCGACGGTCGAGCATCTTCTCGACGGATTCCTGCTGGGTCGGGGTGAGCCAGCGGGCTTCGTCGATGCTCTTGCGTGCCACGTCTCGGATCTCGGTCACGTCAGCGGTGCGGACGTCGAGGTCGGCCGGGCCGGCGGTGCGGGTCTGGATGTGGAAGTCGGCTCGCAGTTCGGGGATGTCGGCCTGCACTCGGGCGGAAGCGATGATCTGTTCACGCTTCTCGGTTCGGTCGATCTCGTTGCGGAGCGCCGGGATGATCTCGACGAGCTCGTCGAGTCGGGCGTCGGCTTCGGGGGTGGACTCTTCGAGGTCGGCGAGTTCACGCACCTCGGTTTCGTATGCGGCGAGCTCGGCTCGCAGTTCGGTGCTGTTCTTCATGGTGTGTCTCCGTTGGTGAGGATGAGCGCCGCTAGGGCACGACGCTTCGATTGTGTGTACGGAGTCGGAACGTGGCTCGGGGCCGGGGTTTCGACGGCCGACGCGTGGCTCTGGGCCGGGGCGTCGGGGGTGGCGGGCGACTGGTCCGCAAGGTTGCGGATGTCGTCGGTGCCGAGAGTCAACAGTGAGGCGACCTCGCGGCGCACCTCGGGATCTGCGAGAGCGAGAGCGGTCTGACGTGATCGGACACCGACCGATGTGGTGTCGTAGGCCGGGAACACGACCGGCCCGACTTCGTACAGCTCGACTTCGGTGATGGTGCGGTGATCGATGCCGTCTCGTGCGTCCCATTGATCGGACACGACCCGGAACCGAAACGACATGCCGGTGACTGCTCCGTCTCGGATGGCGTCACGTACCGGTTCGACCAGCCAGTTGTCGGACAGTCGTGCCCGGATTCGGAGTCCGTGGTCGTCCTCTGAGATTGAGGTGATCCGGCCGAGCGGGATCGATCCGATCAGCGGGTGAGCGCCGTGATCGAATTGGAGAACGGGTGTGCGTTGCCCGATGGTGCGTTTGAACGCTCCCGGTGCGATCTGCTCCATGAAAGAGCCGACCCGGTCGGTGATCTCTGTCCAGTCGCCGAACGTGGCGCCGTACCCGTCGAGGGTGAGCCCGTCGGCGGAAGGTTCGGCACGGAAATCGACAGAGCGGGTGAGGTTGTCGCACTCTGCGGTACGGATCGGGGCGTCAATGGTGTCGGTCATGGCGTCCGCTTTCGTCGGGTTGTCATCAGGTTAGCCGTTCACGTTGCCTGGAGGTTGCAACTGCACCGACACGTTCCCGGTGTGCACAAGTTTCGACATGTCACCAGTCATCAGATAGTCGCGCGCCGAATCAGGATCGGCACCGGCCTCGACGAGTTGCCGATAGGCGACCGACTTCGTTTGCATGATGTCTGCTTCGTCTTTCTGATCTTCTTGCAAGAACAGGACACGGGACGGATCAAACCCAAGCTCACGCACGATGATCTTCCCGTCACCATCCAACACCGGGTCGGAACCATCCGACGGAACCGACACCAACGGCTCGAGAGCAGCGCACAACCCGTCAACGGTCGGAGTGAACCACCCATCCGCCAACATCCGGCGAGCCGCCGAATAGTTCCCGGCATTCAACGACGACCCCGACAAAGCCTCTTTCGTGCCGAGCACAACAGCCGGGATACGGGACCGAACAGCTACACGGTTCTCGAACGTGCCTTGCAGTTCGCCGAGCCCGAGATCGTTCATCGCCGACCCGACCACCTTCACGTCGGTCGCCCCACCCAAGAACATGTTCTTATAGCTGTTCTCGTTCCCGGCGAACTTACGATCAACGACCTCCTGATACGCCTTGATCTCGTCGGCGCTGCGGGACGGGTCCATCATGAACACGAGTCCCGGGGTCGCAGCCTTCTCGAAGAACTTCGACTCGTGATCCGTCACCTGCCCGTCGATCAGTATTTCTCGCATCACCGACGAGATCCACGACGTGCCTCTCCAGAAGAAGACCGGATCGGGGTTCGGTGCCCACACAGCGAACTCGCCCGGAAAGAACACCTCGATCCGGCCCGATGCCTTTCCCGAGTTGTACGACAACCCGACCACTTTCGCGTCGAACGGTGGAACGAGGGTGTCACCTTCCCATGACGGATCGGATTCCGATTTCAGAATGAACGTCGTCTTGTCCGGTGCCAGCCGGAACAGTTCGGCACCACGACGACCGACCAGTGCCGTCCCCGAATATGACACGTCATGCTCGAGGCGAGACAGGAAGTCGGGACGGGTGTAACTCCCGGGCCGTTCCAACGGTGCGAGGTCACGAGTGCCGTACAGCGAACCGTCCGGGCGCCGCCACTTGAACCGAACCTGCGACAACAGCAGCGCACGAGTGACGACGGCCGCCGCTACGACCCCGTGACGGTCATGAACACGTTGCACATACGAAACGAACCCGTTATCGACCTGATCAGGTTTCGACCCGGACGGGCCAACGATGTAGTTGTTGCCGTTGAACGCCATCGTCAGGTATTCGTCAACCGTGTACCTGGCCTCGACCTTCGGGGGTGACGATCGTTGGAGGGCGTCGAACAGTTTCACTCACGGACCTCCACGATGAACGCCAGAACCAGACAGATGAGGCCGGCGACGATGACCGCTGCCGGCGGATACATCCAAGCTACCCCACCGACAACGAGCGCAGCGCCTATGGTCGCTAACACGTACAGCCATGCGAGTTTCATGTGGCGTCGAAGTAGAGCGGCTGTCGGGTGTCGGCGAGTGCGGGGACACCGCCGAGCGCCAGGGTTGCAGCGACGAGCGGTGTGATGTCCACTTTGGATGACCTCCTCGACCAGAGTTCGGCGTCACCCGACGCCCGGAGTTGTGCCCCGACGATAGCCGAACGCAAAGATTGTTGTCCGATATGACGCAGCCCGCCGGACAGGCACGAGTCAATCATCAGCCCGGTAGCGCGTGCATGGTCGGCGGTCGTCACCTGCTCGACAATGATCCCTGCCTCTTCGAGTTGGGCAATGAGCGACCCGGCGGGACCGCCTTTCTCGATTCGCACCTTGTCGGAGCCGGCATCGTTCAAGATGCCGGGCATCGCTGCGACTACCCATGAGGTGCCGGGACGGTGCGTCACGGTTTCGACGTGGAATACGTTGTCGTCTCGTCGCCCAGCTGCTGAGATCGAGGCGTGATGCCGGTCGGGGGACACGTCGAGGGCGACGGTGACCCTGCCGACAGCTTCTGATGCTTGGTCCTCTAATGCGTCCCACTGGTCAAGTGAGATCGGTCCGACGTTCAACTGGGACGGGTTCTCAGCGACGCCGAGCCGTTCTCGTCGATGCTCCTCGACGAGTTCGGGTGTCCCCGAGAACGTCCGGATCTCTTGGCGCACATATTCTTCGGTGATACGCCCGGCGACGACGGCCGGGTTCGCTGCCCGGATACGGTCCATGAACTCTGGCGAGTCGGGGGACAGTTCCAACACGTCGACGGTGTTACCCCATTCGGCGAGGAACAGACGATCGTCAGGATCAGGTTTGCGTCCTCGGGTGATCACCGAATGCAGCACAGCCGACCGACCATTCGGAGCGGACCCGGTGTAATGAACCTGAGCACCCGGACGGGTCGACAACACCGGAATCGTGTCACCCATCGACGACGCATCCAGCTTCTGCGCTTCGTCGAAGAACACTTTGTCACCCGTGAACCCTCGACCTTTGCCACCCGATCGAGTCTTGAACACGATGCTCTGCCCGGTGGTCAACACGACTTGCTCATCACCGTTGATGTTGACAAACGACTTTGATCGGCCGGTACGCCTGTCGACCGGTTTGAGCAGCGACCCGAGCTCGTCGTGAGATTCGAGCAGATCCATGAACCATTTACGGTGAACGTTCACCGTGTCCCACTGGTGCGCCGAATGGAGCAACAGGTCATCGTCCATCAGGAACAGGTAGCCGAGCTGCAACGCACGCAGGTAGTAGTTCTTGCCGTTCTGGCGTGGAGTGATCACACCGCATTCGAACGCCGCCCACGACCCGACTTTGCGTTCGGCCATCGCCATCCGCACACACCACTTCTGCCACGGATCGAGGAAGATGCCGCACGTTTCGACGTACTCGATCGTTTCGTCCCCGAGCGCCGTCGACACGATCCCGGGAGGTTCCCGCATCGTCACGGGTGGCAGAAACTCCAACGTCGCTGCGGTCACGACGACTTGCGCCCGGTCGCCTCACGCTTCGCACGTCGCGCCCGCAACTCGTCACGCTTCGATTGAGCCGATGCCGCCGGCAATTGCTCCAACTCCAACATCGCCACCCGCCGCTCCCGCATCACCGACGACAACGACGACCCGGCCACTTCCATGTCCTGCGCCTCGAGCCACTGATCACACAGAGCGATCGTCGCCTCCAACATCTTTCGGCGTTCGCTCATCGTTCCTGCGCCTTCCGTTGCATCACCGCTGCTTTGACCAAACGTTCAGCGTAGACCGGATGAGAAACGCCGTCCCGTTCGGCCTGACCTACAAACAACGGCCACGCATCACGATCCATCCGGAACGACACCGGCCCAAACCTTCGCTTCCGTTTCATACGGTATACCGTACACGGTATCCGTGGGGAGGGACACGAAAGG